CTAGAAAATGTACAATGCCCCGAATATTATCTGTATCCTCCTTCATGATATCCACGATTCCCGGGCGTTTTAATTTTACAACAACTTTTTGACCGTTTTGGAGTACAGCCATATGGACTTGGCCAATACTCGCAGATTTAAATGGTACAGGGTCAAATTCTTTGAAAATGTCGTAGTCTACATCGGTATCAAACTCCACGGGAGGGACGTTATCTTGAAGAGATTCCAACTCTTTTGTAAATTCTGGTGGATAGAGATCCCCTCTCGTGGAAGCGATTTGACCTAATTTTACAAATGTTGGACCAAGTTCAAGAAGTTCATCTCTCGTCCATTTACCAAGTTCAGATTTATTTTGTACAGTGTAGTTTTTCCATAGAAATTTGGTGGCAAACTTCCATGTTTTGATTTTCCGATTTACTTTAACCGGGTTATTTTGTGATATACATAACATCCTACATTAGATTTACTTTTTATTTTTATCTTAAGTTACTTTATAATGAAAAACCTGTCAAGTTTCCTCGGCCCCTTGAGTAATCAAACTGAGAGAACTATCAAGAGTCAACCAATCCTTTTTACCCTAATCATATTGTATCAGGGTTTGTTCTCTGGTAACGCCATCCAAATCCCTGAAAATCTCAGGTCACTCTTTAACAATAAGATATTCAAGTTTGTGTCTCTCATGGCTATCGCGTTCAGTGCGACTCAAGATATTGAGTACGCTCTCATATCAACCACACTGTTCCTCACTGTAATGTATCTCATCAAGACACCAGAGGAGCGCAAGACACAAGGTTTCATTTAAAATATTTTCAAACTATAAATGGCGCTCGCGAAAACTATGAGTCTCAATTTTGTGGCTATCCTACTTTTCACTCTCATGTATTTTACGGTTTCCAAGATAGGTGGTGAACAATTTAATGGTCTGGATAAGGAATCCAGCTTCTTAGATCATCTCTACTTCGCTTTTACTGTTCAGTCCACCGTTGGTTTTGGTGACATCTACCCCATCAGCCCTATGGCTAAGATGATTGTCATGGCTCAGCAATCTGTTCTCATTTTGGGCGTTCTCGAACTCCTCTCTGAGACTAAAACCGTTACAAACACTGTTCCATCTATGATCAGAAAAATGATCTAAACATAAATTAAATGTGGCAAACATTCATAATTTTGTATTTATCTTATCTCATCTTAGGTCCGCATTGGGAAACGCGACTCGTAGAAGGTAAAAAACTTAGAGTTGTTGAAAGTTTGACAGAGTTTGGAAGAAGGTCCATCTTCATTTCTTATGTGGCACTCCTTTTTGTTGCGTGGTTTCTTTACAAACCCAGTATATCAAGTTTCGTAGGTGCTCTCACCATGACTGGTGCAGCAGCAGCTGGGTTCTATCTCAAGTATGGAAGAGAGACGATCCCGATGCATCTCTACCTAGTCTTGTTTGTCATCTATAGAGGTATGAAATTCATGAATACACAATTATGGTTAACCCTAGCCCTTCTCACCTTTTATACGTTCACACACGAAAAATTATATATCGGCTAAAAGTAGAATGAAAGTTCATATAGTTGGAGCTGGTCCAACCGGTATGTCACTCGCTTGGGAAATACTCAGGTCAGGTAACCACGATATTACAATCTACGATAGAAAAACTTCAGCTGGTGGATCATGGTGGGAGCCCACTGAAGAAGTGAGAGATCTTCATGCACATCGTATAGTATTTGACAAAGCGTTTGTCAATACCCAAAGTCTTTTTGGGGAAATGGGAATCAAATGGAACGATATATTTGAACCCGTTCAAAAAGATATCTACGGATTCTTATTTCGTTCGTTGTCCCTAAAGGACTATGGAGCCCTGACATCCCTATCTGTTAGGGTACTCACCAAACCCCAAAAGTACAAGGGTATATCCCTCAAAGAAGCCCTAGGTCCATTGAGTGAAAGTGGGCAGCGTCTATTAGAGCATCTCCCCCTTATCATGGATGGTGTCACTTGGAATGTCATGTCTGCTTGGGAGTTTGTGAAAAGTTTTGATCACGTGGCTCTATCCAAACAGTATACACAGAGGGTCTCTGGCAAAGTGATGTGTGATGCGATGCAGAAGGCTCTAGAAGATGTTGGGGTGGAGTTTGAGTTTGAAAAAGAGTTGGTGAGTATTGAGTATATGGAGGATGGATACACAGCCGAATTCTCCGATAGAACCGTAATTGGCGATGGAATGTTATTCTTGTGTTTGGACAATAGCCCAGCCCTAAAACTTTTGGGGGACAACTGGGGTCCCGAAGCTGAAAAGAGGGTTCGCGAGAGTACCTATGGTTGTATAAATCTTTTATTAGATTTTGATGAACCCATAGAACTTAAGGATGATTTGGAAATTGCCGCGACAACAAAATTAAACCTCCAACCTGTCGTTCTTTCGGATGATAAGACAATTTCGTGTGTCATTTGTAACCTGACAGAAGATATTCTCACGACACCACCAGAAGAGTTGAGGACCCTCATACTCGGTGAACTTGACGTACCTTTACCTAGGGAGATGCGTTTTGGTTGGGGCGCGGATTGGGATGGGGAGCGATGGCAATTCTCCCAATCTTCGGGAGTTTTAAGCCTTCATGGTCAACTTCCCTTCTTTGGTAAGTGCCCCAACGTAGCGATGTGTGGTATGATGTCACCAAGAAACACCCCATACTCCAGTATAGAGGCGGCTGTGGAAGTGTCTAGATCTCTAAGTCATAAATGCTTTGGAACTCGGGAACCTTTGAATCCCCTTCTCCTCACACAAGTTGTGTCAATGACACTTTTAGTGCTTATAGTTTTAATTCTCATATATCGTAACAGAAACCTATGAAGTTTCTAACCAAAGTACATACACCCATGTATGACCACAACAACAAGAAATACATTCGTTTGGTCATTCCTGAAAATTGTACTGACATCGTAAAACGTATGCAACTCAATAAAGCATGGATGGTAAAAAATCAACATTTGGACGACCCATTAGATGGTAGGATTCTCACCGTGAAAGTTCCATTCCGTTATAGGAGAGTGATGTGCGAGGTCAAAGGGAGACCTATACAATCTCTTATAAAAGATGATGAAATTAAGGTTGAAATAGATTTCAAAGGTGTTTGGAATATTGGTAATTATAGTGGATTTTCATGGGTAATTAAATCATGTGACACGAATCACTAATCCATTCCTTAACTGTTGGATCACATTTGTCTTCCGTCTGCTCACATGTGTTTTCCATCTGCTCACATGTGCCTTCCGTCTGCTCACATGTGTTTTCCATCTGCTCACATGTGCCTTCCGTCTGCTCACGTTCGCGCAGTTCATTTTCATAACGCTCAAGTTTACGTATATCTTCATTAACTTTTTTCTCACGTTCCAAAATGAATTCTTCCCTCTCTTTGATAGCACCATCTGCACAACTTCTCAGATTTTCTTGTTCTTCCGTTGTCATAATACGCTCAATTCCAGCATCACGAAAACCTTTGAATGTAAGTAGACAACCTTCTAAACGAAGAATTTCATTTTTTTCATTGTTAATATCTTTCCGAATTTCCTCAATATGTTTCTCCGTATTATCTATATTGTCCTGATATTGTTTAATAGCGCTTTCAATTCTTGAAATGTTTTCTGAAACAAACACAGGATCTGACATTATAATAACATAAAGTTACTAATCTTTAATATAGTAAATGTTGACGCGAACTGGCTATCTGATAAACGAAGGACCAATTCAGGAAATTAAAAAGGAACTGACTGTAAGACCGCAGGTCAATGGGGATTACGGATTTCCTCCTCCACCTTTCAAAGTTTTCAGACCAACTAAGAATGGAGTCTGCGTTCCAAGATTCTACGGAACTTCTAAAGTTGGATACCCAAAGGAAGACCGAAGACCCGAACCGACTAAATCAAGTGCCAAGTTTGTCGGACAGCTCAGAGACGCAACCCACCAAAATGAGGCATTGGCAGCAGCAATTGAAGCAGGTCACGGTGTCCTGTCTCTGCCATGTGGGTATGGCAAAACGACGGTATCCCTGGCCATAGCTTGCAAGTTGGGGTATCGTACAATGATTGTTGTTCATAAACAGTTCCTCGCAGACCAATGGAGAGAACGTATCCAACAGTTTTGTCCGGGTGCAACTATTGGAATCGTCCAACAGGATAAGAAAGAAGTTAATTGCGATTTTGTGATTGCCATGCTCCAATCTCTTTCACTTAAGGAGTATTCATTCAGTGATTTTGATTCTATAGGAACTTTAATCGTAGATGAAGCTCATCACATTTGTGCAAAGGTGTTTTCTCAATCTCTATTTAAAATGTGTCCCAGGCATATTTACGGTTTATCAGCAACCCCAGAAAGAAAAGATGGATTGACAAAAGTACTTCATTGGTTTATGGGACCCACATTCTTTGCGATTGAGAGAAAAAATCAGGAGCAAGTTGAGGTATTCCCGATTACATACGAGTCGTTCAACTATAGAAACCCACCACCCTCGATGAGAAATGGAAAGGTTTCAATGCCTAATATGATCACAGAAGTTGTTGAAGATAGAAAGAGGAATCAAATGCTTGTAGAACTTGTGAAAAAGTCTTCAGCAGGTACCAGACAACTTCTAGTTCTAAGTGACCGTAGACAGCATTGTGAAATGCTTCATCAATGTTTCCCAAAGACTTCGGGTCTCTACATGGGTGGTATGAAAGAAGCTGACCTCCAGGCTTCTTCAAAGAAGAAGATCATCTTTGCGACGTTCTCGCAAGCACACGAGGGTCTAGACATCCCAACTCTAGATACAGTCATTCTAGCTTCTCCAAAATCGGATATTACTCAAAGTATTGGTCGTATAATGAGAGAAACAAAAGGTAAGAAAAATAACCCCCACATCTATGATATTCACGATCCATGGTCACTCTTCACAGCTATGTACTATAAGAGAATGAAGATCTACCGCCAAGGTGGTTTCAAAATCCACGGTAAACCAATTCAGGAAAAAAAGGAGGACTTCCCTCAGGGAAAGTGCCTATTTTTATAATCTGAACAACTATTAAATGTCTGGTGCATTAATTCAGCTCGTATCTAGAGGTGTTCAAGATGTTTATCTTAATAGTGACGAGGGACATTCCTTTTTTCGTATGAAGTTTACGAGGCATACAAATTTTTCACAAGCCCCAAAGTTTATAAAAACCGTCACAGATAAAGATCCTGTTTTTACTGTACCAGTTTTAGGTGATCTTGTAAACTGTTTATGGTTTGAAGGTTTTGAGAAGAACTCTAATGTTTCTTCGAATCTTCTTTATAACTCTACTATTGATCTCTATATCGGTGGCCAGAAAATAGATTCTCAGCATTATGATTATTTTGCCGATATATGGCCCAATTATCTCGCAGATTCGTGGACAAAGTCTCAAGAATTAACAAACAAGACAAGTATTTCTAATAGAAATTTTCAACCCCTCCATTTTTTCTTTTGTGATCATGGTGCATTTCTACCATTAGTGTCACTTGCACATCATCAGGTTGAAGTTAAAATTAATTTTGATCAAAGTAGTCTGTCTGGTTATAATGATTCACAAAAACGTATCAATGTCTATGCAAATTACGTATATTTAGACAAAGATGAACGAGAATCTATGGTGAAGAGACAGATGGATTTTGTTATCACACAGACACAAAAAATTGATTATGCAGTATCTAACGTTTTCAATAATCAAATAGAATCTGGTGGATACAATGACCTTGATATATCATACTTCAATCACCCAGTTAAATCTATATTTTTTGGATATAGTGCAACTAATATTGATCCTACGAATGATCGTTTTACTTTCAAAAACGCCGACATACAAATAAATGGAACACCTCTACTAGAAAATATGTCACCAACTTATTTTCATACCGTACAAAATTATTACAAGTCTAAATATGGTGTATCCGATTTTAGGGTTGATACAGAAGACCTTATGTATACTCGTTACTTTGCATATCACTTTGGTCTAAATGTATCAGACTACAACCCCTCCGGTAGCTGTAATTTCAGTAGACTCGATAACGCTAAACTTATATTACGTGGTGTGGAGAAAGGTGTACTTAGAGCAGACCAAACCGAAATATATGTATTCGCTGTGAATTATAACGTTCTCAGGATCAAAGATGGTTTGGCTGGAATTTTATTCGGAAACTAAAGTATAGATGGGTAGAACAGCTAGGTTCGAACAGATTTATGTTGCAAGTCTAGAAGCAGAACCCGTTGAATCTGAGACTCTCACAGGAGTTAACAGTATTCTAACTAGAGAGATTGAAGCAAACGAGATTAAACTCGTTGTTTCAGATGGTATTAAAGGTCGTTTAGCTTTAGCGAATAACACACCCGTAAAGCAATTCTCTGTTGGTAACAAACTTTTCATAGATAAAGATGATTCTATTGTTTTTAATCTTCAGGCGCAAGGTAACGCACAACGTTTTTACGTAGAAAATCAGTTGGCTGTGGGTACTAAAACTCCAACAAACGCATTTCAAATTAATGATGGTGCATCCAAAAAGGTAATTGTAGATTTGTCTGGTCGTGATCTTATGACAGTTAATGGTAACCTCGTTGCGACAAATGTTATTGTCAATGACAAACTTACTTTTGGATCAAATCTATTAATTGATGGTTTATCGTCCAATATCATCACCGTGAATGGTGGTATGAAAACGTCAAATCTGAGTATTGGTTCAAATGTAATCATATCTGATACAGGTTATGGTAGTGGTGAGTATCCAAACAATGTAGCTGTCTTGACAGGTAATGTTACTATTGATGGTGGTATGTATGTATATGGTAATACCCGGATGTATGGTAATCTTTATGTAAAGGAAACTGCGACATATGAACGTATCATAAATTTAGTTGTTGCTGATACAACTATCACTTTCGGACAGGGTAATGATGGCACGAATGATCCAACTCTCTTGTTTACACATGACCAAGACGAATCAAATGTCGCACTTGGTTTTAGAATTGGTGATAGAGGGAGGGAAATGGCTTTGTTCCAAACAACTGGTGGTCCATTAGATTCAACATTCACTGTTGATGATTCTCTGTCTACAAATCTTCATGTATTTGGTGACATCTATACATCTAACAACGTGGGCGTAGCAAATACTTACCCTGTTCATAATCTATGTGTAGGATCTAACCTTTTCGTTGAAGATACAGGATCTAACGTTTTGGAAGTACATGGAAACACGTACACTCGCGCTCTGAAGGTGGGGTCTGGTGGTATTTCGGTTGGAAATCTCCTCACTATGTTACCCGGTTCCGAAACACCTGTCATCATAAGTTCTAATGTACAAATGAACGCTTTACGCACAACGGGTACAGCACCAACTGGTATATCCAATGTGACACCTACTAACACTCTGTCAATAGGTACAAAGATATATGCTAACCTAACAGCTGCAAACACTCTCACAATTTTTGGTAATACCATGACAACAAATTTAATTACACAATCTATTAGTTCAACTTCCAATATAACGGTTCACGCTGACAGATATGGTGGTGATAATATTGTAAATCCACTTATCCTCAAATCTGGACCAACATCTTCAAATGTGAGCTCTATAGATATATATGGTGCAAGTACTTCTAACACCCATCAAAACATTAGGTTTAAAACGAAAAACCGGGAACAGATGAGAATTTCATCATCAGGTAATATCGGTATTAATCATACAAATCCAACACAAAAACTTACTGTATGTGGAAACGTTCACACACAAGGTAGCAATGTAGCAATGTTTGGAAATACATGGGGAACAACTGCAAACACATCTATGCAAATATTTTCAGATCCTATTGTTGGTGAAAACAAAGTTCAAAATATTGTTGGAAGTGGTAAAGGTTTAAATTTTTACACGAGTACCACACCCGATATGGGTACACCCAAACTCGTCCTATTGGAATCGAGTAATGTAGGTATAAATGTTACAAATCCAATTGGAAGACTTCATACGTCGGGTGGTAGTGTATTAATAAATGATCAAGTTACAAGACGTGGTACATATGTTCACCAAGAAACACCGATGGTGATCACAAATACATCACCAATCGTAAGTACTACTGACATGGGTCGTGTATTAGATTTGACTCGTGAAGGTGACGGTATAGAACACGGAGCACGAGCATCATTCAAATTGGGAAAACATGAGACCGCGGATGGAACTTCTAGAACACGACTTGATCTTTATTTAGCGAGTGATAACTACCAAACTGATGCCGATGTCATGACATTCCTGAGTTCCGGGAAGGTTGGAATTGGTAGCACACAACCCAGTGCATTTTTAGAGGTCATAGGTTCTGGTTTCGCAGATCCACAAGAAAACGGTATCCTCTTGCATAACCACGATGATGGTGATGCTATTGTGGCCATAGAAACCAAGTTAAATGTCGGTAATGCATTTACGAGTTATATACTTGAAGATGGTGGAGCCCTCACAGGTTGGTCATCGGGTGTAACAAAGGATGATGATTTTAGAATTACAGAAAATTACCGGAGAGTTTTGGATTCCTCTGCAACAGCTCTCTTCATAAGTAGTGCACAACGTGACGTGGGTATAGGCACCGATGCACCTCGTGGTAAGTTAGAAGTTAACGGTAATGTTGTGATTGGACAAGAACTCACATTTAGTGGATTATCCGGGGATGAGTTTAGTAATACACGTATTATTGAGAGGCGGTATACCACAGATCAAGCCAGAAATGAATTGGTTTTGTTTAAGGGTAATAATAGTGGTTCATCCGATGATGGTCCAGATAGAATTAGACACATCGCAGCTGAACACGTGTTCCAAACGTATAATACTTCTGGTGACACTTTTTATGGTGATAACGAAATCCTCGCAACTATGGATGGTCAAACCAACAAACCTCTCACAATCACAGATCTTGGAAATCCCGGTATAGTTGTAATCGGTGGTAATAGAGATACAGCCAAGAATAGAGAATCCGGTACTAGATTAGTTGTGAACGGTGATATTGAGTTCGATGGCGGTGGTTCGTTCAAGTTATCTGGTTTAGAATTTTCTACCAGCGACTTGGGTTATAACATTATCAGAAATGTATTGGATGGTGCTACACGACGTCCACTTACATTTGTTCACGAAGTAGACAGTTTAACTGATACAGAGTTTGCTCGGTTTGATGAAAGTGGGAGATTAGGTTTAGGTACATCCTCGCCAACCTCCAATATACACGTTTATGACACAACACCCGGTGATGTGGATATCATGAAACTTCAAAGTATTGGCGATCCCGATGATCCAGACAAAAGTGTTAATATACAATTACGTACAAACGATGGTGAAGGTGGTTTCGTTTCGGTATTCAGTAACGTTGATAATAGTACAACGGGACTATCTTTAGGTGTAGCTAACGTCCAAACAGGGGGTATCACAACATGTCTTAACCTTGTTAACACAAGTAACGTTGGTATAGGAACACCCTCACCCGCTCGGCAATTACATGTTGTTGACCATAGAAATGCACTTCTTGGTGGTACAGCGGTTATGAGGGTAGAAAGTATAACTTCAAACGCTAGTATAGAGCTAACAACAACTGGTGGAAGTTCTAATATTTATTCGGATAAAACCGGTAATGTATATATTCAACCATCTTCTCCAGATGAACCTGTCACAATTGTAAAGAGTGCTCTTTCAGTCACTGGTGCACTTGAAGTAGGTGGAAACATTGATTTAGGGCAAATTTCTGTAGACTTGGGTGGTCGGGCACCTGCTACAGATCTTGAAATTGGTGGTGGTAGTATCATAGGCTCCAACGAGGTTTCTCGTAAAACGTATTCCAAGACTTTCACTGTGGCGGCGGGTAACGCTAAAGATATTCAATTAATGTTTG